CCAGCCGTTACTTTTTTAATTGCTGCCAAAGACTCATCAGGTATTTTATCAATAGGATGCACCTCACCCGTATGAATATCAATAATATCCGTTACCCTGGCAGTCCCCATTGCAATTAACTCCGAAGCAACAGCTTCCTTATTCTGTGCTAAAGTCTGAGAGCGCCCAATACGACGCTGAACCATCTGAGCGCCCCCAAATCGACCAATAGGTGGAATAGGCTTTTGCTTATCCCCCTTGCTCATTAAAACGGTATCTTGTCATCTAAATCTTTTGCTAGATCACCACTACTAGGAGATGGCTTAAAACCCCTATTCTCATCTTGCTCAAACAACTTAATCCAAGTCTCACCATCCGCATTAGGTGTCGGCAAACTATCTAACTTAATACTCATACCCTTCTCATTATCAAAAGCCATACCAACCTTATGCTAATACACCTTCTCTTGACCTGGCCTTTGTTTAGCCTGGACAACATTGAATCTTTTACTCATGACTTCCTCCATATTATTATATTATTACCGATATCGCACTTACAAAGCATTAACAAGCTGTTTAATCAAATATATAAACTTAGTCCTGGGAATAATAACAACTAACTCCCCATCCTTCCAAATCTTTAGACCATCAGGATAAACATGATATGTGATAATCGGTTTCATGAAATTTTGAAAAATAGTTCTGTGGGGATATGTACAGTAATGCGTGACCCCCAGGGGGCAAGGGTATGGTCGATTTTAAAGCTCATACAGCGGCCTTTAGTTGTTACCAGGTATGTCGGGCTATCTTTTGTCATTCCTGGCGCTCTCTGTCTATTTTAAGCAGTCCTACGGCTTGTGCGGCTAAACTTATTGTTGCTTTGCCCTGGTCCTTGTGTGAAATCCAGTAGCCTTGAGCAATTGAACTGGTGAAAAAGTTCTTAACGAGTAACTCAAAATCTTCATATAACATAGATAACCTTCTCACATCCTCCGAGTTAGCGCCAGCTTTATCCAGTTTATGCTGCTCGATTGCTGTGTGTTCTGCTTCAGCTACTTGCATTTGTTGTTTACTACTTAGCCTAGAACGTATGGTTTTTTCAAGTTTAACATTAACATCATATACAACTCTGTTACTTGTGCTGCGCTGTCCTCTCCACAATGGATTAGCATAGACCATGTAACCTAAGTCTCTTAATATCTTAACATGGTTACTTACACCGCTTCTGGTCATTCCTATGTCCTGGGCTATTCGTTGCTGTGATACAAATGTTCTACCCATAAAATCACAATAGCTACAATAAGCTGCTAGCACTCTTAAAGTCTGTCCTCTAATGCGTGGATCTTTTAGAGCTCTGATTGGTACAATTGCAAACTGCCTGAGATCTTTAGCTCTTAGTTCAACTGGTTTCATTCTTGTACTTATCCACGTCTGATTCTTTAATTAGGTTTGCATCTATGAGCCTTTGATAGCCTTTTCCTGTAATGTAGCTTTCTCCTACTGGCTCACCGCTTTTAATCCTTTTGGCTGCTATGTGGTCGGGCTCGAACTTTAATATTGCAGCTGATTGACTGATCATTTTATTTATTGTTATTGAATCTTTTACTGCTGACATAAATACTTTGATTGTTGGCCATGATCGTCCTGGGTTTTTCTTTCTAATGTAAATATTCATCTTATCAAAAGTCCTGGTAAAGTCTTCACCTTTTAAACCTCCTGGTAACTCTGAATTAATATCCTCAACCAAGTTATTCATTTCTGTTCGAGCTCGATCCTTTGTAAACGTTCCAGGCATATCGTACTGGCTAAGAATACGCTGCACCCATTCTCCAATAATCCTCGTTCTTTCACTGTAATCCAATTTCTTTCCTTTCATCTGCTAGTATCCATTTCATCTGGTCTTCTTGTGACATTGCTTTAAATTGTGTGTCCGTTAACTCATCCCTCCACCTTTCCTGGTTTAACCACGTTGCAAAGAGTGGAATAAATCTTTGTTCCTGGTTTTTGTATATTTCTATAAAATTACTAATTGATATCAATATAACATCAAAATGAACCTTACCTCTTGCCTTGATGTAAGCTTGCTCCGCTTTTCCTGTTCCAACCTTCTTTGGATAGATCTCCCAAATGGTCTTGAACTCCTCCAATAACTCACGCTCTTTTGGAGATACTTTAGTATCTCTTTTAATAGTAGTTATGGTTTTGGTTTTGGTTCGTTGTCGAGCCGTTGGGTGAGCCGTTACCCTAGCCGTTGGTACGTCCGTTATAACGTCCGTTGACTCCTGTTTGTTAGAAATCAATAACTTAGCCTTAGCACTAGCCCTACCAGCAGAACGTTTTTGTTCAACGTTTTCTTGCACCTGTTGGAAGACCTTTTGTTGCTTTTTTTGCGTCCATTTATCATTTTCTAACGTCCAAAAAGATAGGATCGTTTGCTTGATTTTAGACCATTTACCAGGCGTTAAACCAACCATGAGCGCAAGCCTTTTATCATCATTCGGCAAGCTGCACTCTGGCGTTCTCCAGGCAAACATTAATAACCTAAAGTAAATCCCGTGTTCCTCATTCGTTAAATGTTGTGTATCAGCGATATAACTGTCTGTCCAAAGTGGCATTGCTGGATATTTTGCCATTTATTTTACCTTTTCTTTAAGGTGAGCATGTGCTAGGAGATACTCACTGTTCTTTCTTTCGGTTCAGTTGGTTTGCTACAAAACCTTTAACCCCTCGGTTCTCCATGACTGAGGGGTTTTTACCTTCCAATGAACCTCGATAGCAAGCAACGGATCACCATACTTTTGTAATGCCGTTACTCGATAAACTTGCGCGTCATCAAAATAAACAATCCCATTTAAAGCATCTAAAGCAATCTTAACAATATTATCAATATCTGGACGCTTTGGATAAATTAAATGGTTTGCTGCTAATTGCTTCTTTTTCTTTGTCCAAGACTTGGGAATCTCAAACTGAGCGTTAACCTTA